TCCCAACAAGCCTTGCCAGAACAGTAAGCCATAAGATCAACAGCGTGGGCGAAGCCATCTGTTTGTAATAAATGATAGCTTTTATTTGTTTGTGACCTACCAGCCTTAACAAGTTCTTCTTGTTCTTTTTTAGTTCGCTTACCAAATGTCACTCCAAAATCTACTTTGGTAAGCGTAATGGCTAGCTTAACAACATTAACTAACTCTGGATGCACACCTTCTAACTTACTTAAACTTCTCTTTGATAATTTAAATGCCATGATAACCCTTTCTAAAATTTAAAATTCACATCAAAGCCTCTAAGAAACGTACCTTTTTTATTTAAACTTAGTCTTGGCTTGAGTGATAAAGAAGAAGTTTGAGTTTCAAAAGCTTTTAATAACAATGGTATTTGATTACCTCTATCAAGTTCTATAGCATCAGTTGCAAATATACTAGCTGTATCTTGAACAGTTAATCCAGATAATGTAGGTGTTTCTGTTACCTCTTCTGCTGGTAAATTAATAACAATAACTTCATCTTGTGGTGGTGAAATAGTTTGTGGTGCTACAGATTCTGGTCTTTCAACTGGTGGAGTTGTTGTCGTTACAACACCACTACTTGTTTGTTTGGTTGTATCTTTTGGAATACCACTACCACCTTGACCTGTTCCTGTACCTTCTGGATTTTTATAATACTTATCTCCTACAGTACCAGGTGAATTAGTACGATAAGTATCTTCTTGTTCTCTAAATGCAACCTTTTGTGCAGCAGTAGGTTTGTCATCTTTAGTCGTACCATCTGGTCTTACTTTTGGTCCAGCAGTCCCAATAGATTTGGTCAGACTTTTTTTTTCATTAGCTCTAAAGTTTGCTGCTTTTTGTTTTTGTGAGGCTTGTTTTATTTTATTTTGTTGTGCAGCTTTCTTCCCAGTATTAGATGTAAACTTACCTTTAACTCCATAGCCATCATTATAAGCCATTATTTTCTACCTCCAAAAAATTTAGTTGCTGATCTTATACCAAAGGATGCAGCAATCACTACACCAAAAGAATATGTATACCATGCTGGAGCTTGTTCTAATGCTTGGAAACCAGCAAATGCCATTGCTCTTGTTTCATCAGAAATAAAGCACAACAAAAATGGTAAACTTAATAAAAGGGTTATCCACTCATCTTTCCAACTAGATTGTGTAGCTTTGATAGCTTCTAAGTCCCAATCAATCTCACCGGTCAGTTGTTTCTTTTGTATCTCTGCTTTTACTTTTTGTGTTTGTACTTTGCCATCTACATAACTAGATGCCAATGAGCCTAAAGATTTAACAATTGTTAGTATCATTTCTTTTCTCTCCATTCATCCAGATTCCAAAGCAACCTGTCAATGCACCCATACAAACAGACACTAATCCACTTTGTTGTATTGTTGGATCATCTAATCCCATATACCAATGAACACTTTGGTAAGTTAGAATAGTAACGACAAGCA